AGCTCGCTGATCGGCACGTCGAAATGCGTGGCCATGAGCTTGATCAGGAACAGGTCGTAGTCGGGCTTGTAGCGCTCGTCCACGCTGTTCGTCTCCACGGCCTTCATGCCGGGGGCCAGCAGCTTGAGGCGGTGACGGCGCGCGATGTCCCCGCTCATCTCGTCGTTGAACGCCTCCTCCCACATGCGGCGCTCGGACGGGTCCATGTCGACCTCACCGGCCGCCGACTCGATCCACGCCTGCGGGATCACCCCATCGTCGTACTCGGATAGCATCCATCCCTGGCGCTTGAGGTAGAGCCGCGCGGAGATCAGCGCCTGCTCCGTGGCCGAGAAGCCATACATCGACTTCACCCGATTGCAGCGCCGGATGTAGTAGAGCTGGTCGAGCCGGTAGGCGTTCGGGATCTCGATCACGCCGTTGTCGTGCTTCATGTACGTGGCCGTGTGCTCCCCGCGCGGAAGCCCATACAGGATCTGCTGGTAGGCCGGGAACGGGGCTGCGGGTTTGCCGCCGCGCGCGTCGCGCAGTGGCTTCATCGTCGCGCCGTCGATCAGGTCCAGCGAGTAGAGGTCACCGCCGTACGTCTTCTGGGGAAAGATCACCCAGGCGTCCACGGTCAGGTACTCCTCCAGCGCGGCATACACCCACTCGTTCCAGGAATAGTCCTGATTCTTGCCGGGGAACCGCCAGAACTCCGTGGCCTTCTGAATGTCGGAGGAGTACTCCTTCGTCAGGTTGGCGATGATGTCCTGCGTCGGCTTGCCGGGGTTCTTGGCCGCCTCAATGTTCACGGCCTCCGGGTCGATCGTGAAGGCCCAGTCGCGGGCCACGATCTCCTTCTGCCGCTTGCTGATGCAGCGCCGGATCAGGTCGATGTTCTCCGAGGCGTCCCGCAGAGTCGCGAAGGGGACGTGCGGCGACGGCAGCAGGTCCAGGTTCCAGGCGACCGGGTACTCCATGTACCTCGGGTCGGTCCGGCCGTCCGGGCGCGGCGGGTCGAGCGGGGAGGGGATGAACGGCTGATTCGGACCGAAGGTGGCCATGTTCCGGGGATCACGGGGGAGCGCGGTGTACGGGTACCGGGCCCGGTCCAGGGCCGTGAACTGGTTGATCAGGTTGTTGACCGCCTGGACGCCGTCCTGCACGGAAGCCTGCTGCACATGTACGTTGAGCGCCTTCTCATCGGGCGTTGGCCTCCGCCGGAGCAGATCCCTGATGGCCATCGCGTCCTCCAGGCAGCACGGTGATTCCGCGCTCTCGCAGTAGTTGATGCATAAAGCTCTGCACGTGGCCGACCTCCAGCAGAAGCCGGGTCAGGCCCTGCGTCAGAGCGTCCACCATGTCGTCGTGGGCCGCGTTCGGAAATGAGGCGCACTGGTCAACGAACGCGGAGATCCATGGTGCGATGGTAGGGGACGGCAGCCAGATGTTGCCCGCCTCCACGAACGGAGCGATGGCGAAGGTGCGCGCCAGCTTGGAGTCCTTCGGGGTGTAGGCGACGATCCCGCCCAGCTTCTGCTTGAGGATCGAGATCACGGCCGGGCCGTTCGCCTTGTCCTCCACCAGCTTGAGCCGGGCCTGCGGCCACTTGGCCGACAGAGCCACCATGGCATCGCAGGTGGCCACCACGTCCATCTGCTCGTAGATCAGGTCCAGCACGGTGATCTCTGCGTCGTTCTGCTGGAGCACCATGCCGCAGACGAAGTCGGAGCCCTTGTCGTCCTTGAAGGACATGTCCCAGCTCTGGATCACCCGGCCGCCCCGGAAGGTGCGGTACGAGCCGTCCTGGAGCTTGCGGGCGCGGGGCAGGTCGTAGTACTGCCACCACTTGCGCAGCAGGATGTTGCCCTGCTCGGGCGAGGGGCGCTGCTGGTAGAGCGCGGTCCAGTCGCGCGAACCGACCTCAAGCCGCCGCTTTTCCCAGTCGGCGGCGGTGCGCCCGCGCGCCGAGACCATCCATTCGCCGGGCTCGCGGCCCAGGGAGTCCGGGATGGCGTTCGGCAGCGGGTTGCCGAAGTCGTCCAGGATGTTCTCCGCCTGCGCCGGGATGTTGATCACGGTCCAGTAGTCCAGGCGGGGCTCCAGCTTGCCCTGCTCCAGCAGCCAGCCCGACAGGTCGTCCTCATGCCAGCGCGTCTGAATGACGATAACAATGGCGTTCGGGCCCAGGCGGGTGACGGCGGACGAGGTCCAGAAGTTCTTGGCCTGCTGGCGCACGATCTCGGAGTCAGCCTCGGAGCGGTTCTTGACCGGGTCGTCCACGATCAGTACATCGACCGGGCGGCCGGTGAGAGCGCCGTCGATGCCGACGCAGTAGACGCCGCCGCGCTGGTCGTCAAGCTGCCAGCGCCCCGCCGACTTGGAACCGGTCCGCAGCCGCATACCCAGGTCGATCTGGCCATCCGTGCCGTCGAAGTTGTTGATGTCGTTGCGGATGTCCCGGCCCCAGCGCTCAGCGGTCGACTTATCGTACGAGACGATGCCGATACGGAGGTCCTTGTTCTTGCGCAGGAGCCACAGGGGGAAGTAGTGGCTCACCCGCTCCGACTTGCCCTCCTGCGGCGGCATGAAGACCATCAGATGCGGTTGTTCCCCATCCTCCGAACGCTGGACTACATCCACCAAAGCCTGGTCGATCAGCTCCAGGGCCGGGGTCTGGCGCGTTGCCGGGTTGAGCGCGATGGCGAGGTCCCCCGGCGCGGGGTACTCGTCGGGCGCGTCGAGCTGGTTTGCGACGCCACTCCAGATGTCCGACACGCGCGCTCACCCCCCTGACGACGGCTGCGAGGATCTTGAGGACAGTAAACACGCCCAGGAAGACAAGGGCGAGAGCCAGTCCGGCCTCGCCCCCGGTCTCCGCCAGGAACCACCACAGTCCAGAGTGCATCAGTAGCTCTGCGCTCCCTGCCAGTGTGCCCATGCGGCACAGGCCCCGCCGTACACCGAGTCGACGTACGACTTCATCCAACGGAGCTGCGTGGTCGGGTTAGTCGCCCAGTCAGCGCCCGCGCTGGCCATCTTGTTGCCCGGCAGCGCCTGCGGCAGGCCGTACGCGCCCGATGACGGATTGGTGGCCCTCGGATCCCAGCCGGACTCGTTCTGGATGATGTTCGCCGCGCAGGAGTACTGCGAGCCGAAGATCCCCTGAGCGATGCCCTGGATACCGCCGAGCGTCACGATCGGCGGAATGACCGGCGCGGAGGTGTTCTTCGGCGGGGCCTGGACGGCGGCGTGCACACCACCGGAGGGCCGCATCCCCCCGAGCGGGTGCCAAGAGCCACCGGCCCAGCGTGAGGCCAGCGACTGCTCCGCCACGCCGCCGTTCGGCCGGTGCGTGGAAGTGTCGATGATCATTCCGCCGCCGACGTAGATGGCGACATGGTCGGCGTACCCGGCGTTGTAGCCGAAGGCGATCAGGTCCCCCACATGTAGCGCCGACAGCGAGACGTGCGGCAGGCCCTTCCACTGCTCGTCGGCGGTACGCGGGATCGAGATCCCGGCGTGCAGGTACGCCTGCGAGGTCAGGCCGGAGCAGTCGAACGCGGCCGGGCCGTTACCGCCGTACAGGTACGGCTTGCCGATCTGGGCCTTCGCGAACGCAACCGCAGCCTGCGCGGCGCTCGTCCCCGAAGTAGTGCCCCCCGCCGCGTTGCCTGCGGCGGGGTGCACCGTCACATCGGGCGAGTCGGCGGCGCGGTGCGAACCGGTGCCGGGGTGAACGACGAGAACCTGACCGGGGAAGATCAGGTTCGGGTTGGAGCCCACTACCGACTTGTTGTCCTGGTAGAGCTGCTGCCACGTCTCGCTGTACTTCGGAGCGATCTTGGAGAGCCAGTCCCCAGGCTGGACAGTTACGTCGACTGCGGCGGTCATCTGCTGTCTTCCCGGCCCGCCTCAGCCAGATGCTCCGGCGCGAGAGGGCCTTTCGGGTGGTGGTGTCGGCAGACCCGGACCGTGGTCCCGTCCTGCCGCTTGGCTTCATGGCGACCGAGTCTCCAGCAGCCATGCATCTGGCAGTTCCACTTGCGCAACCCAAGAAGCGTAGCCCCAAGCATCGCCACAGTCGGCAGGAAGCTGCCGAAGCCGGACCACATGCCGTACCAGGGGCCGCTGTTTCCCAGGCCGAAGACGCGGTAGAGCAGGTCACCCATCGGACTCCTCCTCGGGTATCGGGCTCAGCGGTGTCCCCATCGCCGGAATGGGCCGGGGCGTCATGCGGCTGCCCAAGCAGTCCTTCATGGATCCTCCCGCGTTCAGGTACACCTTGTGCAGCGCCAGGCGCGGCTTGGCTGGGCCTTCGGCCGGAAAGAGCGGCAGGATCATGTTCACGGGCACGATGCGCTGGCACTCAGGACAGAAGCCCTCGCGCTCCCACTCAACCGCCATCCATGTCCCCCTGAGGCGCGGCGCAGAACTTGACCCAGTCATCGCGGGTCATCTCCCACTCGCGGGGGCGGCCGTAGATCATCAGGCAGATGTAGCGAAAGAACCACTTGATCAGCCACTCGCGCATCTCGCCTCACTTCATGATCTTGACGGGGGCCGGTGGCCGCATCCACTTGTCCAACTGCTTCACGGGGATGATCTTGTAGCTGGAGGTCGCCGTCCAGAAAATCTCGCAGATCGGGATCTCGTCGCCCTCCATCCACACCTTGACCTCGTTCGGGCGGCAGGTAGGGCACGTGGAGACGAACCACGTGCCCTCGTTGTACTCGCTTGTGGCCGGGCGGCGCTTCGGTGCGTGCATCCACGCCAGCGCGACCGCGAAGGCCCGCAGATCCCGTTCGGCGCTCACTTGATCTCTCCTGCCGGGGCCTTGATGGTGACCGTGGCTTTATCTCCACGCGTCAGCCGAATCGTCTGCTGGCCCGCTGCGATCGTCACGCAGCCGCACTCGTCGTAGCTGACCACCACTGCTGTCGCCCAGATGACGGTTTCGGGCGGCCTCTCGCGTCGCCACTTCACTAGCTGTCCCCCTTGTCGCCCAGCCACACGACCAGTCCCACGATGATCACGGCTATGCCGACAATGATCAGTCCGACGGGATCGCTCATCTCCAGTGCCTTCCGCAGTAGAACCCCCACAGCCACACCGCGCCGCCCATGGCGACGCCCAGGATCACATCGGCCGTCACCGCTTGCCACCCCGGAACACCAGGAAGCACAGCAGCGCGGCGAAAACCAGGATCATCGCGGCCACGGCTACGAAGCCGCCGATGTCAGACCAGATCACGGGGTACCTCGCCGGTCCCGTTGCACATCCAGCAGGCGGGACAGCACGCTGCGGAGCAGTCCGGGCCGCAGCCGCCGTACCCCCCGCACTCGGGACATTCCTTCATCACCGGGGGCTCGGGATCGGTCGGCTGCGTGTAGTGGCCCCACATCAGCGGTTCCTCCGCTCAGCGTCCCTGATCGTCTTCGTGACCTTCCTGGCCGCCGCCGCCGTCCACAGATCGGCCACGATCCGCAGGACCAGCGCCAGAAGCATCGCGCCCAGGATCACCACCACGAACACAGCTCCGCCCATCACTCCTCATCGCCTCTCAGGTACTTCTCGAACTTCTGGGCCACGACGATCGTCTGGTCGGACCCAGACCTGGTATGTCCCGCCAGCTCTACCGCCAGCCGCAGAGCGAGCCTGCGGGTCTTCGCGGCTTTGCCCGTGTGCCGCTTCGCTTCTTCGATCGAATCGGCGAGTTCCTGGAACTTGCCGACTGGCAGCACCACCGTCAGGCTGTACGGCGTCTCATTGCGTTCCACTGCCTTGGCCTTCACGACTCCTCCTGCTCGAACGTCAGGGTGTACTTGCCGCCGAGCACGAAGTGCTCCGCCACGGCCTCGGTCACTGCCATCTGGAAGTTGACCCACGGAGTCGCCTGAGACCAGGCGAGGTTCTCGGGACAGTGGTTCGCCGAGAAGGAAAGCTTGACGTTGGTCGGCCCCGCCGCCACGTACCTCGTCTCCTCCTTGCCGGACAGGAACACCTTCGCTGTGATCACTTCTTGCCTTTCGTCACGGGACTGCCGCAAGCGCCACAGAACCCCTTGAGTACCCGGCCCGCAGGATGCGGGCACGGGCGGTCGACGTAGCTGACCTCCTCGACGGTGCCGCCGGTGACCAAGTTCTGGCCGTCCCGCTTCTCGCGGATGCCGTTCTTGATCCCGATGGAGTAGCCCTTATCGCGCCGATCCACGGTGATCGTGCCGTCGGCGTTGTACCTGGCGGAGCGGACCACCTCCGGCATCGGCTCGGTGTCGAACGACAGCACCCTTGCGTCGTTCGACGTGGCCGCCGTCGCCTCCCACGGATCGGAATCCGGGACGGTCCGCACCGAGTCGACCGCCGCCTGCACCGAGGCCCGCAGAGGTCCCTGCGGCCCGATCAGCTCCAGCACCTGGAACCCGGCCCGGATCACGTCCGCCAGCCGCACGTCCAGCCGCTCCATCGCCTCCACCTGCTCGGTGGACAGGTACACCGTCGTCGTCTTAGCCATGCCCCGAAATGTACCACACATACACGCCTAGTCCACGTGTACGCCTGACCTATTCCGAATGGGTTCCACATGGCATGTGGGATGCACATGTGCCTACTGCGGAATTTTTTGGGCGGGGAAATTCGCGCGGAAGCCAAGCCCAGCCCATCGCCGGAGTCCCGTCGGGAAGCCCGTCGGGGACGGCCGGGAGGGCTACCGGGCGGGCCCTCCGGGCGGCGGCAGTTCCCCCAGTGGGGAGGTCCCGACGTGGGCTCTCAGCCGCCTGGCGACCTCCCGCTGCGCGGCGGCCAGGGGAGCACCATCCAAGCCAGCGGCCCGCAGTGCAGCGGCCACGGTGGCACTCAACAAGGCCACCTGCGCTTCCTGTACGCGCACCCTCCTATCATCTAGGCCCAGCTTGTTGATGCTGGTCAGGACCCTGGCGCACTGGTCTAGCAGGTGGGTGTACACAGTCAGCTCGGCGCGGGTCTGCTCACTGTCAGTGCGGTACCGCAGCTCATCCAGTGCCTGCACCTTGCGGCCCAGCACATCCTTGATCCAAACCATCTCCGCAGCCACGCCCAGCAGCGCGTCAAAAGGATCTCCAATAGGTACATGCTCGCCGCGCGCAATGAGTCGATTCGCCTCGCGATTGGCGGCCTCTCGTGCCTTGCGCAGGGCTTCGCGTTCCTGGGCTTTGCGCTTGACCTGTCCGGCTGCGCCTCCGTGTGTCCAGCACACTGTTCCGCCCTTGAGTGCGTGCTTCTCGCAGGGCTTGCCTGTTCTCTTGCCGTGTCCGGTGCACAGCCTCTTGCACTTCTCTCCGGCCCCGGCCCGGTAGGCGCGGCATGTGAGGCAGAGCGACATCGCCTCACGCTGCCTTGTGCTGGTCTGTGGGACGTACCCCGGTAGTGCCGTACCAGTGGCCTTCCAGTAGGGCGATGACGGCTGTGTGGGAGCGCCAGACGGGGTCTTTCTGTTCCGGGGCGGCGGGTTCGGGGTCGGGCGTCTGACCTTCGGTTTCCATGATCTCTCCAGATTGGTTTGGTCAAGTCTTGGCAAAGCCACGCCGATACGGGTTGACACGCTGCCCACGCACGCGTAGGCCAGGGAGTGCAGGACAGCGTAACCGCTACTTGATCACTTCACCCCACCCGCCAGCGATGGCAGGGCAGCACTCCCGCCGAGGATGGCGGGGCGACCCGACCAACAGGGACGCGTACCGACAGACGACACACGCTGTCCGGCGCATCGCATGGGAGGAACCTCCCCATGAGCGGACTACGTCCGACGGCTGAAAGGGTGATCCGGTCTACGTCCTGGCGACGTTGTAATGATCTTGATTCCGGCACTCCCCCAACGATCAATGCCCTGCCACGGACTGACGGAAGGTCCCGGCACTAGACAGCGGCCCGGTAGTCGGCCGTGTATCTAGCACCCATCTTGCGCGCGTAGTACGGGACTTGGTCATGCGTGCCGGATCTCCCGGCACGTTTGATCATGGAGATGATCATCATGGGTAAGGTTATCCACCTCAATGCCAGGTCAGGCCGCAAGGCCGGGTGGTGGGAGTACCGCGATGTGATCGCAGCGGGCAAGCCTTTCCGTACATGCGGCGCACTCAGCGGTGGCCCCGTCACTGCCGATGACTTCCCGCTGACCTTCGGTCGGCTGGACAGCAAGTACGCCGTCCCGCTCATGTTCGCCGTGTACGTGATCTGGTCATACGAGACGCCTATCGCATGGCTATCCCACTACTCGGACGCCGACGTTTGGTACGTGCCGGATGAGCACTACAGCGCGACCACGACCGCTCACCAAAACAAGATCCACGTAGCCATCGCAGAGCACGTCAAGCTCTGGGGCGGAAGGGTGGTCCGGTGAGCCGCTGGAAAGCCGCGCTGCTGACTCTGGTCATCGCGGCAGCGTTCGGCATCGGGATGCTGACCGGGGCGACCGGTCAGCGGCACGCCGACCAACCGAAGTACGCGCCGTCCGTCACCAGCTACAACGATGGATTTGTGGACGGTCACTGCGATGCGACCACAACCACGGCCCCGGAGTTTGCGCAGTGCCGCGCCAACTTCAACTCAAACTAGGTGGTGATCCCGCATCTAAGCGGCGTACGGGTGCAACTCCCGTACCCCGCTTAGGGGTTAGATCACAGAGAGGTAAGATCATGAGCGTTGCAGGCAAGGAAGCTGTGACGCGTGTCTCCTGCGCCGCATGGGTGGCGACGCGCCCGGCGACTATGAGTGCGACTGCGAACGCCAGACGTTCTCCACTCAGGAGTGTGAAGGGTGCGGCTCATGGCCCCACGGTGAGCGGCACGCGATGACCATTCGGATCTGATCACACGCACGGCACTCCGCATCCCGACTGCCATCGGCACTCTGCGTCCCGTAACGGTGATCTTGAAAGGCTCCCTGCCCGCGTAGGCGGCATCGGCTCATGACCGGCAGGGAGCGCGTCCCATCCATCCCCTGACTAGCGAGGTAGTCATGTCCGTTGAATTGATCAAGGTCTACGCACACCTGGTAGCGGTGCGCGGAGAGGATGCCGACGGAGAGCAGTTCGAGGAGCTTGCGTTCGTCGCGTCCATTCACCGCGACGCTCCGTCCATGCGGGAGGTGGCGGGGCAGGTGCCGTTCTTCCTGCTTGACGCCTACTTGCTTGACGGCTTGCAGGTGCGCACGGGCGTGTCGCTTGCCGAGGCACAGCGATGATGCGTACGCGTCATCGGCACATCATGCTCGGTTGGGGTGCCAGGGTTTTCCTGGCACTCGCCGAGCGTGCGATGAGAGAGAAGTGACCATCGTGAGAGAGAGCGACTACGTACGACCGGCCGGACTTCCCGCCGTCATCACGGACGTTGACGGTCGGGTGTGGTCATGGTGGAAGGGCGCGCTGTACCGCACGCCCCGCCCCGATCTGTACCCCGTCAACGAATGGCGGGACGAGGTCGGACAGTCGGCCGTGCCGCATCACATGATCAATGTGCATTTTGATCATGACCCCATGATCCAAGACCGGAAGGACGATCATGCGTGAGGCTGTGAGCCCGGGCGCAACAAGCGGGTACACCTGGTGCGCCTGCCGCGACTGCATGGAGCTGGGCATCAGCTCAGACCAGCGCAAGCAGGAACTCTGCGCCGGGCCACGGGAAGCATGAGCACCGAGGCTGACCCGCTTTGATCACGACCGGCCCCGGCCGGTCCTGGTCATGGATGGTCATCCGACCAACCACTCAGAGAGGAAAGATCATGTCCGCAGAGACGTTGCAGTGGCTCAGTCAGAACACGCTGATTGGCTTCACCGACAAGCGGGGGCAGGCGTGGCACCACAGGCAGGGTCACAGCAACAGCTACCCCGGCGCGGTCCCGCTGGAGCGGGTGGAATCACTGTTCGACTTCACCGTTGACCCCCAGACTATCTACGTGATGGACCCGGCCGCGCCGCTCGGGTTCGCCGAGGTCCCCAACCGGCAGGCTTGGGTGTCCAGCCGGACGGCGGAGGTGCTGGGCATCTTCACCAACGGCTACAAGGGTCACCAGTACTCGCAGTGGCTCGTGGAGAACGTGGCCATGATCCTGCATGGTGGCTTGGCCGTCGGGTCGGCCGGACTACTCCGGGGTGGCCGCCAGGCATGGGTGTCCGTGGAGGTCCCGGAGAACTTCACCACCCCGGAGGGCGTTGCGTTCCGGCCCAACCTCATGGCCGCGACGAGCTTTGACGGGTCACTGGCCACCACGTACAAGCGCGTCGTGACCAACGTGGTGTGCGACAACACCATGGCGGCGGCGCTGCGAGAGAGCGGGCAGCAGTTCAAGGTGCGCCACTCCGCCAACAGCCTGACCAAGATCGGAGAGGCGCGTGACGCGCTGGCGCTGATCGAGCAGGACAGTGAGACGTTCGCTGCGGAGGTGGCGGCGCTCACCGCAGTGACCATCACCCGGCCGCAGTGGATCAAGATCCGGAACGAGATCCTCGCCCCCATGCCCGAGAGGGGCAAGACGGGGCGGGGTCAGACCATGGCCACGACCAAGCGGGACGAGCTGGAGCGACTGTGGACACAGGATCTGCGCGTCGCCCCGTGGTCCGGCACGGCATTCGGCGTGCTCCAGGCGGACAACACGTACCGCCAGCACGTGCAGAGCGTCAAGGGTGCTGAGCGCACCGAGCGCAACATGATCAACGCGATCGAGGGGACCACGGTCAACGCCGACCGCGACACCATGTCCCGCGTGCTGGAGCTGGTGGGCAAGTGAGCTGAGAGAGCCATCGGGTCCCCGTCTCGTACGGGGGCCCTCTTGGTCCGTCAGCGACTCAGAGAGGTGATCAAAATGGGCCGTCACCGGTCCCGTTCCTACCGGCTACTGTGGACGGCCCTGCTGGTCGCCTCAGCCGCTTTCGGTCTCTACTGGACCCTTCGGTCCGGTGGCCACCCTGCCGCCCTGCACGCGCTCACGCAGCACGCGCCGAGCGGGCTTCCCGTCCAACCGCCCCGGCGGCCGCTGCACCTCGTGCAGCCGCCGCTGTACACGGTGCGGCCGGGCGACAATCTGTGGTCCATCGCGCTGCGGCACCACGTGCCTGGCGGGTGGCCCGCTCTGTACCGGCTCAACCACTGGACCGTGGGGAGCAACCCGAACCTGATCTTTCCGGGTCAGGTTCTGCATCTGTGAGGTGATCATGAGCGCCAACGAACATGTCGTGGTCCTGGTCTGGATCGGACACGACGGCGGCCTGTACGCGAAGGCGGGCAACGGCCCGACGCGCGTGCGGGCCGTCTACGCCTGCCGCGCTTTCGCGCGCGGCGCTGGACTCAAGCCTGAGTCCTACACGATCCGCTACGTCGGGTCGCGTGAGTCCCTGTTCCGGTCGGCGCAGGACCCGCTTGACCCGTCCCTGACCGATCTCGACTACTGGCCCGACGCTGACGAAAGTGAGGTGAACGATGAACGACACGACTGCGAGGCGGGCGAGCGAGGAGACGGGCCCGAGCGGAGCTGATCTGCTGGACGAGACCCGCGCCTACCTGGCGCGGTTCGTCCGCTTCCCGAGCGACGCTGCGGCCGACACCGCAGCGCTCTGGGCGGCGCACACGCACGCGACCGACCACGGCCGGATGCTGGTATTCGACTCCACGCCACGATTGGCCGTGCTGGGCGACGTGGCCGGTTGCGGCAAGACCCTGTTGCTCACGCTGCTGGAGAACCTGACGGCGCGCGGCATCCTGGTGAGCCAGCCGACCGCGCCGTCCCTGGTCACCCTGATCAGGGACGAGCACGCAACGTTGATCATTGACGAGATCGACCTACTGTTCGGTCCCGGAAATGGCCAGCGGGATACGCGCACCCTGCTCAACTCGGGGTACAAGCGGTCGGGAAAGACGGCGCGGGCCAACGGCGTGATCCACACCTTCGCGCCGGTAGCCCTCGCCGGTCTCGCGAGCAACTTCTGTGCGAACCGGCATCTGGCACCGACCCGCGAGCGGGCGATCTTGCTCCGTATGCGCAAGCAAGAGACCAGAACCACGGACGAGTACCAGCAGCGGCTGCACGAAGGTCTCGGGTGGGCGCTGCGGGACGCGCTTGCCACGTGGGGCCAGGCGAACGCCATGGACCTCGGCACGGCGTGGCCGGACATGCCGGAAGGTGTGGCCAACCGCGCGAAGGAGATATGGGAGCCGCTGTTCTGTGTCGCCGCCGTAGCGGGTGGCGATTGGCCGGACCGTGTGAGCCGCGCGTGCCAGGCGCTCGTTCTGGGCGACGGCAGCGATGCAGACCCCGAGCCGTCCCCGCGTCAGCGCCTGCTGGCGGACCTGGGGGCATTCGACTGGGGCAACGGCAGCGCACCGACCGTGCGCCTGCTGGAGTGGCTGTTCGGCCTGCCGGGCGCGCCGTGGCGGGCACTGTGGCCTAACGCTGGCGCAGCGCCGCGCGAGTTGGCCGCCATGCTCTCCGGTGTCGCACGTCCCACGAAGGTGTGGGCGGACGGCAAGTCGCAGCAGGGCTACAAGCGGGCCGATTTCGGCACGTACCTTCCGGATGCCCTTCCGGAGGAAACCACGTCTGACCAGCGGCCTTCCGGACTTCCGGACGATTCGCTCGCTCAGGAAGGGAAGTGATCAAGATGGACGAGGACGAGTTTGTAGCCGACGTGGGCGGCGTGATCTTCGCGCTCATGTTCCTGCTGGCGCTGGTCGGCAAGCTGCTCGGCGCGTACCGCAAGTGAGCAGGTTCGAACCGGGCCCGGGCCAGCACGCCGCGCAGTGCGGCCCCGAGCGCGGGATGCTGATCTGCTACTGCGACTGTGGGCTGTGCATGGATGAGCAAGGCCGCTGCATCTGCGAGGGCTGCGGTGCCTGGCACTCACATGGCCAGAAAGAGGTCAAGTCTCGTGGGGCCGACGGGCCCGGGAACGCGAGGGAGACTAAGCCCTCAGGTTAACCCCGGGCCCGGCCGGTGGAGGCCCCCTCCAGCACCGCTACGGCGGCTTCCGGCCTTGCTCCGCGCCCCTCGGCTAGTCGAGCCTACTCACGCGGCATGACTGGCATCCTAACGCCCCCGGCTTCGGCCGGGGGCCCTTTTTTCATGCCCCGAACAGCTTCCGTGCTGCGGCCGCCCGTTCGGCTTTCTGTGCGGCCTCTGCCTGCTGACCTGCCGCCTTGACCAACGATTCCTCGCGGGTCAGCCCGCAGGTGGGATGCGGGCACGGGGTGTGCTGCCAGTGCAGCATCCGGATGTTGGAGCACACGCACGTGTAGGCGTTCGGCTTGCGAAGGAGATGGGAGCCGCAGTGCGGCGCGCGGGAACGCTCGGTGCGGGCGACGATGAGCGCCCGCAGGTGCCGGGCACGGTAGTCCACGTCATCCATCATCATCTTGTAGCAGAGCCTGCCCCGCGCCACCTGGTCCGGGTACACATGCGTCAACTCAGGAACCCCTTCACGAACTTCTGCGCTTCCCAGTCGGATGCGCTGGCGGTGTGCGCCCCGCCGTGGCCACGGTGGTGGAACTGGCAGAGAACCATCAGGTTCTCCTCGCTCTCGATCCACGCGCCGACCTGCGATGGATCGGTGACCCCGGGGTACTGGAGCTCAAGCATCTGCACGTCCTCCGGGAAGAGGATGAACATGTTCTGCAACGCCCACTCGACGTGCGAGTGGTGGACTTCCAGCGGCAGATCGAGAGTGCACTCGCTGTAGTCGCCGCGCGCCTTGCCGACGGCGCACAGGTAAAGCGCCGGGTCTTTCTTGATCTTGCGGTGGAAGGCGTTGAAGTCGGCGTAGTGCGGGTCACCCTCGCGAGTCCCGTGAGCGGGGTAGTGCTCGGTGTACCGGCTGCTCTTGATCTGCGCGTGGGCGGGGGTGATCTTGTCGTCTGCCATCTCTGCCTCCTGCGGCACGGACTACGGGATTGGCCAGGGGGGCGTCTGCGGTGCGGGGACCCCGGCATACGTCGCAGCACACCAGGCGTGCGCCCCACTTGCCGTAGCGGCGCAGTATGGGCCAGGAAGCGGCACTGTGGCCGCAGTGCTCGCACTCGCCCGCTATGCGCAGGCGTGCACCGCGACGCTTGGTCCCCTTAGGCATCCCGGCCCCTTCCGTTTGTGCTCGGACACAGAGCAGCGCCGGTAGCCTGCGTGACCGACCGGCGCTGCCTATTCTGTTATCTGTTATCCCAACTGCCTTAGGTAGCTGGGGGTTTGTAGGCTGGCCATTCACCTGGAATCCATGCTCCGGGACCAGCGAGAGGCGTGTTCATGAAACGCTCGGCCCACGGCTGGTGCGGGCATCCCATGTACAGCACCAGATCGTACAGGTTGATAACCGTTCCGCTACCCAGCACGGTCGGGTGGGTGCCGTCGCACTTGAGTAGGGAGACTGTCATGGCTTGAGTCCTGCCAGGTCCATGGGGGTCACGAAGCCGTCCCAGCGGTCGTCCTTGAACAGCCGGTAGGGCTCGTAGCACCAGTCGACCGCTTGTGAGCAGATCATGTGCTTGGAGGTCTCGATGTACGACCGCAGGCCGGGCGCGGGAATGTGCAGCGCGTGGGCCGTGATGGCCAGATAGTCCAGATCTGAGTAGGGCGTACGCAATTCGGCCAGCATGTTCGCATGGAGGACGATCTTGCTGCGCATCGTGTCGGTCAGGTCGGGGAACCAGCCGCTGGACCACAGAAGCTCGGGCCGGTGCAGGTACGGGTTGGGGGTCTTCCGCGCGCCGCCCGGCCGGGCCTCCACGATCATGCCGTCGCCCACGTAGATGAACGCGTGGCCGTAGCGGGTGGCACCCTCGGGAACCTTGCGGTCCTCCAGCAGGCGCAGCAGGCGTTCCCCGGCGCGGACACCCTTGCCGACGTTGCCGCCCATGGCTACCAGGCCGAAGTCTCCGAGCAGTAGCTCAGTCATTCATCATCTCCAGGCTGCCTATGTACCGTCCGCCGTAGGTCTCGGCCACAGAAACGCCGATCGCTTGGGACAGCTCCGTGAACGGCTTTCCTGCGTCGCCTCGAGGGATCTTCATGGCCAGGTAGTCGCCGCACCTGGTGCAGGTGAAGTCGAGAGTGAAGTTGAGTTGGGGCATTCGCACCCAGCGGTGGCCAGCGCAGTCACTCATACCGGCCGTCCGATCTCGTCCGGCGTCCACCTGACGGCAGCACCCTTCATCCTGGGGTCGCGCTGGCCAACGATGCGCTCGTAGCACGGAAGTTTCTTACCGACGTGCTTGTACGCGAGGATCGGCAGTGCGTCCACCCAAGCCGCCCACTTGAACAGCGTGTTCCAACTGGTGCGGGTGACGAACGACGCGGGGGACAGTTTGCACTGCAAGAACAGGAGCTGACCCTGCTTAATGGCGATCAGGTCCACGACGGTTTTGGAGCCCGCCGACCGGACGACCTCGTAGCCGCAGGCGCGAAGATCATCCCGAACGTCGTGCTCGAACCGCGTGCCGCGCGCGTACTGACTGGTCACAGTTCTTGACCATCCGATCTGAGATTATCACTGGCCGGGGCGGGCGGGGACGGCGGTGCGTAGCTGCGGAAATGCACGCACATCTCGCAGGAGCAGACGCACTTTCCCTTGCCCCGCCCGGGGAAGCACAGCTCCGGATCGTGTCCGTATTTGTCAAGAGCCACTGAGCAGCCCAGCGATAGAGTCACGCGGAAAGCGAGCCTGAATGTCTGTCGCTGTTGGCTGCACCGCCCCACTGACGGAGGGGTCGAAGCAGAGCAGCATCCCTCCGAGGCCGATGGGCTGCCTGTAGGTGAAGCCGGGGGTAGTACCCGTGGGGGTTCCCCATGCGACCGAGTATCCAACGTACAGCTCATGACTGTGCGCAGCATGCAGCGGGGGGAAGCTCATCGCAGTAGTCGAGGGAATCTCCTGCGTCGCGGCCCCATCCACGTGGACCACGGTTGGTCCGGAGAACTGCTGAGCGTCATACTCCGTGCCCCATCCGGCATTGCTGGCAGACAGCACGGGGGTGATGGTGGTTCCTCCCGTGTGCTGGACCTTGCCGTACCACAGCTCCATGTCGAATCCGTTGCCGGACCAGTAGCCGGAAACGACCTTATTCCAGGACGTGACACCGCCGCCTGAGATAGAAGTGATGTGATTGCCACTCGTCGTGTCAACGGTTGCGGTGAAGACCACCCAGTTGCCCACCGTCGGGGCGGGGATGCTAAGGGAATGCAGCCCCTGCGCCCAGGCTCCGTGGGCGGAGCCGACGCGGGCCCAGGTTGAGGCAGCGCTGGCGGAGGTGGCCGCAAGCCCCATGGTGAAAAGGGATGAGATCAGTGCAAGTACTGCTGCAACGATAGAGAAACGCTTCATCTTTCTATGCCTTCCTGTGTGCTGATTGGCCGAAGCCATCCTATTCGATAACGCGGGCCGTGCATCCCCACCAGCGGGGGCGTGGGTCGGGGCCGTAGGTGCGGATCTCCACCCGCAGCGGGTAGTGCTCGGCCGGACGCGGGAGAGCACCGGCTATGCACCAGCCGCCCACGTCAAAGCCGCTGACCGCAGAGCCGGGGGCGACTATGACGTAGTGGTTGACCACTTCGGGGTCCGCTGCGGTGTAGACCAGCACGTAAAGCTGATCCTGCTCGGCGGCGAGGGAGAACAGCCGGGCCTCGACCTCTGTGGCCAATTCCTGCACGAAAATTTTTGGGGGCGTCTTCACTTGAGGGCCTTCGCCTTGCGCTCAAGTACCGTGCCCATCTCCAGCTCCAGCTTGCCCTTGTACTGACGGCCGGACTTGACGACCCCGGCGCGGGCCCAGCGGTACAGAGTGACCTCGGGGGTGCCGGTGATGGCGGATGCGGTGGGCACGTCCAGCCAGGTCTCCTGCCCGGCCCGGTAGCGGGCCAGACATAGGGCGGCATGTTCCTCCCTGGTCATCGCGAGCTGTCCTTCTCCCATTGCCTGAAATCGGCAATGGAGATGCGAATGCTCCGGCCGATTCTGGTGTATGGGAGCAGCCCCGAGTGGACGAGCCGGTAGATGGTCATCTTGGAGAGCTTGTACATGTTGGCGATCTCAGAAATCGTCAGATGGGTGGGCGGGGGGGGTGGTTCCTTGTCCTTGGTCATCCGATGTGCCTCTCTGCTAGATGGGTCAGTCCCTGCTTGGCGAGGTTCTGTGCGAACAGCCGCTCGAACGCCTCAGGGCACTCCTCGCGCAGCTCCTGATATGAGCGGTCCAGCGCCCGCTGGTAGCGGCGCTTGTGGTCCCGCTTATCCTCGGTCATGCGCTCCAGCCGGTCCTCCGCGAAGCATTCCCTGCACCAGCTAGACAGCCCCGACTTGCGCCCCGCTTGGCCGTAGAAGCCCTCGCGCGGCTTGCGCACCTTGCAGCGTGTGCAGCGTCGCAGCTCAGCCACTTGATGCCTCCGGGATGCCGTGAGCGATGTAGTCCACGATGATCTCAAGATCGTAGTAGGCCCCGGTCTCGTTGAGCGGCCGGACCTTCCCGTTCTTGGCGTAGTAGAGAACGCTCGCCAGCGAGCCGGGGTACTCGACGTTCGACCACGCAGTCAGCGCGGCAGCTCGGATCTCCTGATCAGCTTCCATCTTCGCTCGCTCCTTCCAGTCTCTCGATCTCCCGGTTCACATACCAGGCGGCCTTGCGCAGGTCGTCCAGCTTGGATCCCTTGAGTCCGGCGCGCCATAGGTACTTGACGGCGTTGCCGACGTTGAAGCTCATGTGCTCAACGACGGTGATGCACTCGACGCCGGACGGGTGTTGGGTGTAGTGGTCGGGATGGTTGACCTCATTGCCGCCGATCACTCCGCCTGCGGCATATGACCGTCCCCAGATGTGTGCAGTGTCGCGCGCAGTCTCCGATTTCTCCGCGTCCGGACTCCACGCCCAGTTCTGCTGGCATGTCGGGCAGTAGTGCATGGCATAGATCCCATGCGTCAAATTGGTGATGTCGCAGATGTGCCGATGGCCGTCCTCGCCCGGGGCGGAGACGCCAGGACAGGGGTACGTAGCCTTAGTCATCTTCCAGCTCCATGAACTTGTGCACGCCGCCCCACGGGCAGAGCGTGATCTTGCCGTGAGTCGAGTGGATGATCGGAATTTCGTGCGGCTCGTTCCATGAGTTGACCAGCCAGCCCAGGGCGTAGGCGTCACCGGGATTGGCGTGAATCCACGTGTGGCACGCCTGGCAGATCAGCACCAGGTTGTCCAGTGTGTGCCGTCCACCCTGCGAGCGAAGCTTGCGGTGGTGCCGCACATCACCGCCGGACACCATCTCAGTGCCGCACTTCTCGCAGAAGCCCATGGCGCGGGCCTCCAGCGGCGGGTTGAGCTTGCTCCAGTCCGGGGCGGCGCTCAAAACTCCTCCCAAAGTGCGGAGAGCGTGTGGTTGGTAACGTCCAGCGTCACCTCCGTGATGGCCGCGTGGCTGGGCATGTACCGGAGGGTCAGCGCGTCCAGTGCCCCGGAGTTGAGGATGTTGACCTTGAAGGTCCGAAAATCCGGGGAAATTTTTGGCGCGTCGACCGGCCCATCCGGTATCGCCCGCGTGATGGCGTCCAGGTAGGCGACCTCAGGTGCCCTGCCGACCGCCGGGCACATCACCCCGTCAGCGCGGTGCATCGGCACAAGGCCGTTCTTCTGCTTGCGCACGCGCCTGGCGCAGGCCGGGCAGGTGAGCATCCATTCCTGGCCTGGGTCGCGCTCGTACCACTCGCGAGCAGAAGCTGGAGTCATCTTGCTGCCTGAGCACGGCCTGCCCGGCTTTACTTTCCAGACATGTGAGCCGTCCCTAGCCTGCACGGGCCTCGTCTCATTGTGGCGACAGAACCTGCCGGACGTGAGGACAGTCATGTCCCGGAGGCAGAAGGGGCAGCGCTCGCGGTTCAGGTCAGCCCTCATTCCGCATCCTTCTCCGTCTCGGTCAGTAGGTCTTCCAGCGTCGGCATCTCGACGCCCATAACGGCTGACATGAAGCGGGCCGTGGCGGCGTCCTGCTCGCGACCATATGCGGCCTTCGACTCACTGATCTCCCGGCGGAAACTCTGGGCCGCCTCCGGGCTGATGTCCATCGCCTCGGGCGCGTACTCGAACAGCTTGAGCCGTGACCGGTGCGCCATGTCCTCCAGCGCCCTGATGGTCGTCAGATCGACGGCCAGACCGAAGTTTCGCGCGTCCCCGCGCCGACGCTTCGCAACACCCTCGCCCAGTACGTACCACGGGCCGCAGCCCGTGTCACGACGGCATATCTGCGTCATGGTGAACGTACCGTCCGAGGTGGTGACGATGCGGGTCTCCGGGTCGAACAGGTCCACGGGGAGATGCTTCTTTCTGCTCATTTCTCCACCTTCACGTGGGATTTGGCGGACGTGGCTGGCATCCAGACGCAGTGCAACAGGCTGGTGTCGATCGGGCTGACCCACCACAGCAGGCCCTCGTCGCGGTCGCTCACAGCGGCGCAGTGGTAGACGACAGCCCCTACCCAGACGGCACCCCCATCCCCCCGAAAATTGTAGTCGCACCCGGCCTCCCACTTGGGCTCCGGCTCGGGAACGGGGGTGCGGGTCTCCTCTGTGATCACACGCCGTTCGACCAGGACGATGCGGTGGGCGAACGGGATTGACCCCGCCAACGACCGCTCATGGTGGTCCAGCCACGCGCGGGCCTGATCCAGCTCCCCCCATTCTCTCTGGGAGCAGTCGCTCCAGGAACTTCCCCTATAAAAAAGCATCTCGACCTTGTAAAGCTTTGTGCTCTCGGTCTTGCGGTCCATCAGAACAGACCTTCCGGGGTTTGGGTCGTCAAGGATTGTGAGGCCAGTAGTGCGGCCCGGTCCGTCGCTCGGCAGCAGCCGGGACAGAGCATCTTGAGCTGTCCGGCCGTTGAGCCGCATTTGCCTACTAGCGATGCCCTGCTGGACCAGCAGGCGAGCCGAGAAGCTGTCCCATTGAGCTTGGGACAGCGCCCTCGGGTTGTGCGGTGGCTCCGGCCGCACTCTCCGGTGCATTCGCACTGGCCACCACACCGCTCCATCACCTCGTCGTACTTGGACTCGTCGGGAAAGAAGGCCACTACTCGGTCAGCGCCTTCTCAACTGCGGCCTTGAGATCGAACCCGTGTACGCGCTCGAACTCACGCACGCGCCGTACTGCTCGCCCAGGTCCGCGAGCCAGTAGCCAGTGTCGGTAACACTGATCGGGAACACCTGCCCCCGGACCTCGATCTGATCTGCCGGATAAACGCTCATATCCTATTCCTTACATCGAATGTCGTGAAGTCGCATACTGCGCAGGCGATTCGGGCTCCCATCCTGACCAGGGTGGTGCCGCAGCCTGCCGGGCAATCGCCTGCCGCGCTGGCCGGATCGGTCCGGCCGATGACTCCGTGAACAGAGTGAAGTATGCGTGCGCTCTCGTCGGCCACCCAGATGGTGCCGTTGGGTTCTTTCACTGCCGCTTCGCTCATGCGCTGCGCCGTCTCCAGGAACGCCTCGGGGACCATCGGGTTGGGCTCTCCGTTCCACCAGGGGCGGAACGGAATGAACTTCTGTCCAACCGTAACCGCTGCCCACTCCAGAGTCCAGCGACTGTGGCACTCGACCTTAAAAATCACGTCGAGCACGTGAACCTCAAGCGGGGGACGGCCTTTGAAGCCGGAGCCGGATGAGATCCCGTGGCCGCGAGTCGTGATCAGCGCCTCGTACAGGTCCCCGTACACACCGGCCAGCGCGGTGAGATCGGCGCTCGCCTGACTCGCGGCCACGGCGGGGTCCACTTCACATCCGCCTTCGGCCCAGCGCACGGGGAGCCCAGGTCTCATAACCCGTGGTGGAGGCGGTGCTGCGCTGCTGGTCCATCACCCACATGCGGTCCTGCACCCAGGCGATGGCCACGCTCCAGGTGGGGAAGATCCGCGAGTCCATGTCCACGAACCCGAACGCCGGAGCACGCACTTCCCAGTAGCCGAACCGGCGCGACTTGCTGATGTGAAACTTCTGAGTCTTCAACCTGTCTCCCTGAGATGCCACGGCTGGGGCGGCCAGCCTCCCGTACGACGGTGCAGCGAGATCGCCGCCATGGTGTCCGCGAAGCCCTGCTGGCTGCCGTCCTCGGACCGCCAGTGCTCTTTGCAGGATTCACAGTAGGTGCGCCAGGCCACGTCGGACCAAGGCGGGTCGCCCCTGCGCCGGACGCGAAAACGGTGTACGGGCACACCTACCATCTCCCCCTGCTCGCGCTGTCGCGGAATGAGCATTGTCATCGCCGCCCCCTCTTGCGCAACTGGTGCGCCCGGCAATCGCGGGACACGCCGGTCTCCTCGAGAATCCCCGCCTGCTCACCCCGGCACCGGGGGCAGGGTGCCGCGAGGGCACCAGCGGCCGGTGGCTGGCCGAACTCGTTGATGAGGATGTTCCCGGCCCACCTCAGCGCCTCAAGCGGCGAGAGGCCCCGCTGAGCCGCTTCTCGGCGCAATTGTGAGCCGCGCGCCAGCTCGCCGGGACGGAAGCCGTCGGAGTCGACCTCCATCCAGCCGTTACGGCAGGGGTACGTGTGGGTGCAGGAGCATTCCGGCCACGGACAGGCCCGGTCCACTGCCTGCCGCGTTCCCTGGTCGGCCGGAATACGGGAGCGGCGGGCCAGGTCGTACGGCTTCATGAACCTGCCGCCCTTGCCGTAGTACTCCGTGATCCGTGCCTTCGCCTCCGCCAGATCCTTGACCCCCACGCCGCAGTGGGTGCGCCAGGATGCGATCAGTCGGGCCATCTCCTGTTGGTCGGGCGCGTTGCGGGAGTCGCCGTCGTAGATCAGCCCGATGACCTCGGCCCACTCACGGTCGTTCATGGCTCGTCCGCCTTGAGCATTCCGTTCGCGTCGAACAGGGCGTCGTAATCGGTGCTCTTGCGCCGCTCCAGGGCCGTCCGGAGCGTGTTGACCGTGAGCGCCCAGGCGCTGTGCTCAACATCCTTGATCGCCAGCTCGATCTCCTCGGCGGAGTATCCGGCACGCAGCGCCCTGGTGATCGAATCGCGTGCGGGGTGAAAGCTGGCCAGCGGGCCGGAGCGGTCGCAGTACGCCTTAGCGATCTTGTCGGCCTGCTGCGTTCGCGACAGCGAACCCGTCCTTTCTGGTTCCTTTCTGGTTCCTTTATGGTTCTGGGTCTCAGCGTGAGACCCCTTAGTCTCCCTGTGAGACCTCAGGAGGTCTCCCTGTGAGACCCCTAGGGTCTCCCTATGAGACCTCAGATGGTAGACGCTGGACCTGTTCCGGCGACGCTCTACCTTGATCAGATTAAGCTTTTCGAGCGCCTTGATGGCTCGGAAGACGGACGCCCTAGAGAGCTCCGTCATGCCGACCAAGTGATCAATGGAGGGCCAGCATGATTGCGTGCCATCCGCAGACCGGCAGCAGTCAGCCAGGGCGATGAGCGTCATCTTCTGCTTGAGGTCGAGTCCTTTGATGGACCATGCCCAGCGGCTTGCCTCAACCGACATGAGAACCCACCCCCCCGTGCACCGCCTGCTGCATACAAGCGAGGCGGCCCGTCTTCCAGAGGCGCTCTACTGCGTCCCGTACCTCTCGCACGGTGAGCTGAGTGGCATAGGCAACTGTCTCCTCGGATGGCCAGGGCCCCACGACACCCTCGCCGCCGTCCGCCATGGCGACCAAGACGAACTTGTCCACTGTTGAGATTTGAGCCTGATCCCAGGCCCACGCCGTAGCTGCGATGCTCATATCCGAACTCCCTTGGTCCAGCGCGGCCGGATCTCGTCCTTGCGCAGGATGTACGCCCGCTCGTATGGGGTGCTGCCGCCCCAGATGCCGTGCTCCTCCTGCTGGCGCAGAGCCAGGTCCAGGCACTCCATGGCGAACGGGCAGTCGGCGCACATCTTGCGGGCCTCCTCCTCGTCCGAGGGGGCCGACGAGAAGAACAGCTCGGTCTTGCCCTGGCACGGTCCTTCCCAGCCGCAGCGCATCTCGCGGATCTCCTTCGCCGCCCGCGCCGTCCAGTACCGCAGCGCCAGCGCGTCCCGCCGCTCCCTGATGCGCATGGCTATGCGACTGGACGGGAGCAGGCTGTGCGGGTCCTCGGTGCTGTGCGCCTTGTAGTAGCTCTCCACGGTGCGCTTGGGCATGTCGTACATGTCCGCCAGCTCGCTGATGGTGTTGCCGCCCCAGATGCGCACCGGCTTGTAGCCGCCGTGCTGGAAATGCCCCGGATTCATGACTCCTCCAGCGGGCAGGAGTACATGCACAGCGAGCACACCAGGTAGCCCAGGCGGCCGGGCTCGTAGAGCAGGTGCTTGTGGCCGTCGTCCACGGGCCGCAGCGCCTTCGGGCCGCGTATAGTCCGGGCGAACTGCGGATGTCTCCCGCCGTTCAAATCCCTCTGGGCCTGCAAGGCGGCCTTGGATCTGACGCGGGCCTCGTACCTCCGTTTGTATCCCATCACTTGATCCTTTTCACGACCGGGTAGTAGCTGCCGGAGGATGTCCGGCGCTGTGAGATCAGGAAGGGGCCGAATCGACCGGCTACGCCCTCCAGGGCGGCCCTGGCGGCATCCCTGCGCTCCATGGCCCCGTCCACTGCTCCCGAAGCCGACAGCAGGCTCTCAGCGGCTTCGCGTATCTCCCCCGCGCGCCACGGATCGTCCATCATGGACTCCGGATCATCCGCGCCGGGATTTTCCAGCCCTTCGCACTGGCCGGGCCCGTAGAACGGGCAGTAGCTTACGCAGAACGAGGCGTGCTTCTCCGGCATGGGGATCATGTCGTTGTCGGCCGCGCGCTTGATCTCCTCCAGCCACGCCAGAGCCTGCCGGGCCAGGTCCACGTCCAGCGGCGCTTCCCATACGTAGATGTCCTCCTCGGTGCCGTCGCGGGGGATGTAGACCAGGCGCACCTGCACCACGGGCTCGCCCAGTTGCAGGATGGCCAGGCCGTACGTGTGCACCTGCGCCTGCTGCTGCATGGACGGGCCGTGCTGGCGAATCCAGGCCAGGCTCTTGAGCTTCGTGGTCTTCCAGTCGGTCACGGTGCCGTCGTTGTAGCGGTCCACATGTCCGATCAGGCCCTCGGCCTCCACCTCGACCTCGGTAGCCCCGGGCAGGCGCAGGCTCTCCACGTCGCCGTGGATGGCCGTGCCCATCAGGGACGGCAGCCGCAGCACGTTCGGGTTGATCTTCTCGGCATGTTCCAGGTCGTAGAACACACGGCGGCGGCAGCCCATCAGCGAGGAGAACCCGACGCCGGACGAACTGCGCGGCCTGGCGTCGTCCTTGGCGATCCAGGCGTCCATCAGCTCACGTGCTGCGGGGTGCATCACCCCATCACCGACAGGGCCGCGTAGTCCACGGTGCCGGTACGGAAGTCCGTGCCGTCCATGCGGATAGCCTTGTAGAAACGCATACGGTTCAGCCTCCAAGACTGAGGGAGTTGCGAATGGACGCGGACAGGGAGCGCAGGGCTTCCAGGTCATTCTCGATTCGCTTGCACCGACTTTTAGCCGCCTTCAAGTTGGCCTCTGCGATACGCAGGGCCAGCGCCTGCTCGGCCGTGTCGCTGGTGACCTGCGCCTTCACGCGGTCCACGGTCCACGGCTTGCCCTCCAGGTTGGTGAGGCCGTCGCAGTCGATGTAGCCCTTCGCCTTGGCGACCTCGTACGCCACCTCAAGCTTTGCGATCTCCAACTCGGACTTCTCCAGCCACTCGTACGCGGACGAGTTGGCTTTCATGAACTCGATCAGCCGCAGCTCGATCTCGGCCGGTGTCACAGGCGGCCGGTAGATGTCAGCCATGGAGGTACTGCCTCCGCTTCTGTTCCCGTTCGATCTCCGCCAGGTCGGCCACGGTCAGCTCATACCTGCGCTTCGCGTCGATCATCCGCTGGTACGCCTCGTCCTTCGCGTATCGCAACGCCACTGCTTTCACGCCTAGTTGGCCATCGCTCAGCTCACGTGGGTTCATCTGCCGACTCCAGGTTGATGCACTGCGCCGACATGGTGGCGTACAGCAGGGAGTCGAACTCCACGTCGAGGCACCGGGCCCACTCGTTGAACGCCTCCGAGCACAGGGACGCCATGAAGTGGATGAGCTTGGCGATCATGTCTGGGCCGTTGATGTCGACGTTCTCGCGGATCTCCTTCTGCAACTTCCAGAAATTGTCCTCGCGCTGCTCCATGGTGAGACCCGGCTCGGCGTCCTCACGGATGCGCCGCAACAGGATCTCGATAGCGTCCACGATGGTGCCGGTCTTGGGCCCGGCGTCCTGGTCGCTCACAGGATCTCTCCTCTCGGTCTGACTGTCCGGACACGCCGGTAGCGGCCGGTCGCGGGGTCACGCACGCTGATCATGTTTCCGAAGGGGGCGCTTTTGGGCCCTCCAGGGCCGCCTTGCGCTCGGTGGCGAACTGGCTGACGGTCTTGTCCTCGCCGGGGATCATGAACTTCCGCTGCACAGCGGTGAGTCCACCCATGATGTCCATCAGCCGGTCCACGGTGGTGGCGGAAGCGATGTCCGCCACCACCTTGTCCAGCGGGTCCAGGTCGGCACCGGGGACAGGTTCGGACCGGCGCTGGCGCGGCTGGCTCGGGGGACGGCGCTCGAACGTGCCCTCGTCGGGCGCGGAGTGCCGGTCGGCGTCGTCCACGCTGGACTCGTCCAGCGGGATCATCGCGGCGGCGAACAGGAAGTACTTGAGTGCCATGCTCTCGGCCTTGGAGGTGGCCTTGTCCCACTGGTCCAGCGCCTCGCCCGCCATGGAGCCGGTGAAGCCGTCCCCGGCCGGGCCGTAGATGGTGTAGCGCATGGTGATCTTGCAGTGCATGTAGAACTTGCCGTTCACCTCAACCATGTCCACGTCGCGGGACTCGACCTCGGGGACCAGCATGACCCCGTTCTTGCGCATGGGACCGGCCAGCGCGTTGTAGAGCTGGTCGATTCCACGGAACTTGAAGCCCTGCTGCTTGTTGTAGTTGTCCTTGCCGACGGCCAGCAGGTCCGCCATCGTGGCGGCCCAGGCGACGTGCACGGAAGGGGGAGCTTTCTCGACCATGATCCCGTCCTCGACTTCGGGGGTTATTCGCTGCCCTAACACGGTCTCATGGCGCGCCCCGGATGTCTACCACCCTCCCGCTACTTTTTCCGTTGCGCAAGAGCAACGCAGAGTGACCGACAGATCACATATGTGAGCCCCCATCCGGGGAGGTGGTCGAGGTCTGCCCGGATGGGGGCCCTGCCTACACGTCCGGGCCTTGAGCGAGGAGGCCCGGTTTTCGGCTCGTCTCCGACTGTAGGCTATCGGACGAGTCCGCCGCCAGCGGTGTCGGTGAACTGTATGGCGGCCGCCTGCGCCGCCTGCGCCGTCTTGCGGCCCTCGTACACCGAGTCGGCAGCCACGGCAGCGGCCACCACCCCCGCCAGGACCGAGGTCACAGCGGCCTTGTTGCCGTGCAGCAGCGACTGCACGGCCGGGTTGGCAGCCAGCACCACCAGCCCGGTGCGCACGCCGCGCCAGAGGTGCGCGACACCCGCGCGGGTCTTCGCACTCATGAGGTTGACCATCACTCAGCCCACCATTCGCCCTGCCACCAGGGCCACCAGGACCACGTCCGTCTTGACGCGGATCTTATCCACGCTGCCGTCGGTCGGCATCGGGAAGTAACGCTTGTCGCCGTTCACCGTGACCGGCACGGTCTCCACGGCGTTCCAGCCGCCGCCGGTCTTGTGGAAGAAAATCTCCATGGTCCCGTCGCTGTGCTGGGCTGCGAACTCCCAATAGATGGCGGCGTTGAGGAGGCTCCCCTTGGGTGCCTCCGGCGTACCGGCGGGCTCCACGGGGAAGTCGATGCCGATCGGGTCCGGCATGATGGTCAGGTAGGTGGCGTAGCCGCCGGAGTAGGGCATCGGCTTTCCTGTCGGGACGGGCACGGGTGCGGGCTTGGGTGGCGGCGGTGCCTGCATGTCCCACAGAGGCAGGTCGTCAGCGATGACGGACAGGTCGTAGGCGGAACGCGACACGAACTGGTGCGCCTCCCCGCCTTCCAGGGTCTGCGAGTTGTCCCACGACGCCACCCAGTAGCCCTCGTCGGGGCGCGGATTGCGCTCCACGACGGACCGGGAGCCGTACAGTATGTCCTTGTATCCCAAGGCGATGATCTCGGCGTTGAACGCCTGCTCATAGCTGGCGTCCACTGCCGTCTCGTAGTCCAGGGCGATGGTCACGCCACCGTGCGGGAAGCCGTGGTAGGTGCGGCACTGGGCGACGGCCTGCTGGGCCTCGGCCTTGCCGTCGTGCCCGGCCGGGTTGGAGCGCACCCAGATGGGGAGCCTCCAGCGCTGCGTGGTCCGGTCCAGGTCTGTTTGCGTCCACACATGCGGCGTGTCCCCGCCGATGTAGAACGCGACCGTGTTCGCGGCCGGGACGTTCTGCGGGGTAACCGCGTCGTAGCAGATCCTCATCTTGCTACTGCCTTCCTGCGCTTGCCTGCGATGATCATATTGACCATGGTGCGATGCACCCCGTTGAAACGGTCGATGGGTTCGATCATTGGAGAGAACCGCCTTTGCGCTGTATGCAGACGAAGATGACGAGCCGCCAGAGAATGATAAGCGGCACGGAGCCGAAAGTGACCAGAGCGAACCACGTCCAGAAATGGCCCGCCAGGTTGTTGACGCCGAACAGGATGTGCAGCACACCCGGCAGCAGCACCAGGGTGATGGCGGTGTCCAGTGCCACGATGGAGCGCCCGATCGAGTAGCGCCACCACGGGGCCAGCACCGAGTACACGGCGATGAACAGCAGTCCGGCGAAAAAGGCCGCAAGCGTCTCCACGTGGCCCGCCGCGACCGCCCAGGTATCACCCATGGCCGTGTCCTTCCTTGAGCACTTGTGCCAGTACCTCGCTGAGCCCATTGCGGTCCCGGATCTTCTTGAGCCGGTAGAGGATGAGCTGTTCGCGGGCGAGCTTGACGCGCTGCTCGCGCTCCATGCGCTGCGCCTCGCGCAGGCGCTTGACTGTCTCGGGGTTCGGGGTCGTGCGCAGCTTACGCTTCATCGGACACCTTCCCTCGAGAGAGGACCTTCGCGATGATCTCGGCGGCCAGCGCGCCCGTCTCCACGCGCGCGGCCATCAGCCGGTTCGACTCGCGGGTGTGGTCATGGGCCTTCCGCTCCATCTCAAGATCCCGAAGCTTGCCCTGGAACTCGGCATCGGAGTGCAGCTTGCCGGTGACGAACAGAAAGAAGATGATACCGAGAGCCCCGAAGTTGGCGATGGTGGACAGGACTTGAAGCATCTCGGGTGTCGTCACGGCATCCACCCCGCCGATCCCCGCACGCGGGCCTCGCGAGTCCACGTGTAGAGGCCGTCGGCCGTCATGAGCAGCAGCAGCGGCATAGGGTCGCCCCCCCGGTTGATATGCAGATTCGGGTCCACCGGCTCGTCGGGCCCGCGCGGGCGCAGACCGCCCGGACCGGACCGTTCATAGACTGACTGCACCTGGAGCACTGTTGCGGGCTCAGGGTCGCCCCACTCATGCCGGACGTAGTGGACCTGGTCGCCCGGGTTGGGAATCGCCGTGCGCTTGTGCGGGGGCCGCCCGTGCACGGCGGTCATGACCTCGTCGTCGGTACGCGGATGCTCGCCCTTCGCGCCGCGCCGCACATCGTCGTCGGCGGGATTGTAGGTAGGCCATGCCACTGGACCGCCGGGGCCGATCTGGACCGGCATACAGCGCGGGTCGGCGGAGTCCGACCCCACGTCCGCGCTGTCGGACTGCTTCTTACCGAACGGGCTGGGCCAGCGCCTCATACCTGCCTCCTACGACTGGGCGACACAGCGGACTTGGAAGTACCCCGAGCTGATACTGACAGAGGTGCTGTTGCTGGTGCATGTAGCGAACGCCTCCAGGTAGTCATCCACGCCAGGCGAGACGTAGTAGCCCTCAATGAAAGAGGCGGTGCCGACCCCAGTGCTGTTGATCACAGCCCGGTCGTCCTCCGCGATCTTCAAACCGGCGGTCGGGTTGATGGGCCAGACCCCAGAGGACTTGCTGGCCACCCCCAGCATGTAGGCTCCGGAGACGTTATTGACGTTCCAGCTCGCCATCAGCTTGTACTTGTAGAGACCCGGAGTGCGGATATTGATCTGCGAGGCCAGGTTGGTCGAGAACATGTCGTCAGTGTCCGTCACCAGAGTATCGAACGTGAACTTCGTGCAACCCTGGCCTGACGTAGCAAAGTTCGGAACGGGAATACCATTGAGCGACTGGAGGTAGCAGCGCGGCGGTGACAGCAGGAAGTTGACGGAGTCCCGGACGTTCTGATTCATCTCGTCAGCCGACACCGAGTCCTGCGGTGTCCACGTGCGCTGTACCGGCAGCCACTGGCGGAACCGCGAAAGGCGCGGGTCCAGCGAGGAGTTGACGTGCCTAATGGGAAGGATCTTTACGCTCATGTCGACGCCACCCACTGAGCCGCTAGATGGATGTAGAAGATGCCGCCACCATTGGTGGTCATACTGCTCCCCGTGTTCTGCATCCCCCAGAGGGAGACGTAGTCCCCAACGTTGAGGTAAATGTCTTTGGAGACGTAAGACGAGGTGCCCAATCCGGAATTCTGTGAGATCCGGCGGAAGTCATTGGCCTCAACGACCTGATTGGTGAAGGTTCCTCCGTCATCTTTCGTCAGGAATACACCTGCACCAATGGAGTTGGCAGCATTGTTGAGGAAGGGGAAGTGGATCTGCGCCCAGCACTCGTACAGGCCAGCAGTGTTGGCGGTGATGCGGGCACCTGAGCTGGGGTGCATGGAGTCGGTGTCCGTGAGCGTCGTGTCGAAATTGACCAGCACCGATACAGCATTTCCCCCTACAGTAAAGGAAGTTGAGTTGGTCAGCTCACAACGCGGTGTCGCCAGAAGGAAGTTGATTGCATCGCGGATGTTGCTGTTCAACTCCGAGGCGGAGACGATCTCACCTATGGCCCAGGTTCGCTGGACTGGAATGACAGCCACGGCGGCCCCCTAGCTCGATGCCAGCCAGCGACCGCTGGCTGTCAGGTTGAAAGGGATGTTACCGGCGATGGTCAGCGTCGAGCCACAGGTCTGGGCGGCGAAGAACTCCGCCTGGTCATTGACGTTCATGTACTGCACGGCCCGGATCGACAGCGAGGTCCCCAGCGTCGTGTCCTGGCACATGATGCGCGTGTCCTCGTTGAGACGGCTGGTGGCGCTCCAGGTCCCCGAGGAGTTGAGGGCGATGCCGCACTGCGCCGTGCCGGGGGCGGACGAGAAGGACGGGAAGTGGATATAGAGGATGAACTCGTACCGGCCCGCCGTGTTGGCCACCATGTAGGTGTTGCTGCCGCTGTGCATGGAGTCGGTGTCGGTGATCTCCGTGTCGAACAGGATGGCTGACGGCGTGGAGCTGGAGCCGCAGATCCGGTCGGTGCTGCGGTAGATGATGCAGCGCGGGGTGGCCAGCAGGAAGTTCACCGAGTCGCGGATCTCGGTGTTCATCTCCGCAGCGGTGATGATCTCCCCGGTCGTCCATGTGCGCGGGACGGGAACGGTGGCCATACGTCCCCCTTAGATCCCCAGGACCGTAGAAGTGCCTAGAACGGACAGGGTGGAGTCGTCCAGTCGCCAGGGGCCCACGCCGGGCGTGGTGGCCTGCGTGACTGCGGGCAGCCACGACACCGTGGTCTTCCAGACGCCGATGGAAATCTCATGACTGATGGCCGACACGATCACGTCCACGGAGATGGTGTCGGACCGGCCGATGGGCCGCCTGTTGATGGTCCAGCGGTCCCCGATGTTGAGGCCGAGTACGAACGGCCACATGATCGGGTTGTTGGAGGGGATGAGCGTGAAGGTCTCCACGCGCACCATAGGTACGGAGAGCAGGGTGTAGAGGAAGGAGATGCGCTCCTGCACCTGCGCGTCGGAGGCGAGGAACAGGGCGAGCTGGAGCGTGCTCGTAAAGAGCTGCGCGATGGTGTTGTTCGGGTCGCCGGACAGGAACAGGCCGCCGGTCGTGCCGTCGGAGGTGGTGCGCTGGCCCTGAATGTCGTTGTACTGGTAGGTGGGGTCGTAGGTGAACGAGATGTCATCCTCGGGATGCACCCACTCGGAGCCGTCCCCGAAGCTGCCCTTGCTGGTCTGATTGAACCGGTTGACGCGGTTCTGGAAACGGAACCGGCCGAGCTGATCCACGAAGACCAAGCCGAATTCCCAGATCGCCACGTCGTTGAGCGCGTCCGTGGCCCACTGGCCCTGGATCGTGGCGCACGGGCCCAGCACGGACGAGCCCAGGTCGAGCACGCGCGGCCCGGACCAGCCCGCGTAGGTGAGGATGCGATTGATGCGGCTGCCAGAGTCCTCGGGGAAGCCCGCGTGACCGGATTCCCAGTGCGACTGGATACGGCTGGCCGACAGGGACCCGGCGTAGGCCGCCACGTGGGCATAGGTGCCGATGCCGATGTCCGTGAATTCCCAGTCGTCCTGGAGTCCGCCCACGTCGATCGTGTCGATCTGCGCGCTGTTGATGCTCCGTGCCGCGCTGTACACCTGCACGCCGTCGGCCCAGATGGTGGTGTTGGCCGTAGTGAAGTTGACCACGAAGTGGTGCCAGCGGTTGTCGCAGTAGGTGCGCGTCGCCAGGTCCGTCCAGTGCCAGGCCCCGCCGGAATCCACCGTCTGGATCACCAGGTTGCCCAGGGTGCCCTTGCCGCCCTGCTTCTGGTCCACCTGGAGCCGGAAGATCAAATGATCGGTCCAGCTCACCGAGGAGGACTTGAGCGCGAACAGGGTCATCTCATCGTTGCGCTGCGGTACGAAGGGGATCTGGGCCCACATCTCGAACGTGACCCCGTTGCCGCTGGACTGGGACGGGAAGGTGGCCCCGGTGACCCGGCTGTACAGGCTCCAGCCAGCGTCGTTCGTCGGGGTCGGCACCGTCTGGCCCCAGCCCGGGCTCGGGTCGCCAGCGAGGCGCGTGGCCGTGCCGAAGTTGGCCGTGGCATCCGTGGCACGCTTCGGCGGTTGGGTGGCCAGCAGCACGTTGCCGCCGCTGCCGGTGGCGAGGTTCGCGGCGTAGGTCGAGCCGGAGGAGTCGTTGAGCGGCCAGTACCCCCACGGGTTGTCCAGCAGGGTCTCATGCTGCATACAGGACTTGAGCCTGACCCGCGCCAGGGTGGCGTAAGCGTCCACGCCGAGGGCCGCCGACATGCCGTTGACCACGTCGTCCCAGTTCTGCGGCCACTTCTCCATGTACCCGGTGAAGACGCCGTACTGCACCCCGTTCCAGGTGGCCATCTGCTGGAACGGGACGAAGTCCTTCACATTGGGGGAGTAGGGGGAGCTGGTCTTGCCATGGTCGAACCGGCCGTCAGCGTTGTAGAGCAGGAGCTGATTCTCCCCGGCTTCGGCCTGGCCCAGCTCGAACGGGATGCCGTAGTGGATGGAGGCCGACTGCACGTACTGGCTGATGTCCGTGGAGTAGGTGTAGCTGCCCACCCCGGCCGCGTTGGGCTGCTGGCCGAAAGCCACCTTGGTAGACAGGGCGGGCCAGTACGGGCTGGCGTTGGCCACGTTGGTCGAGCCGCCCTTGACCGCCAGGATGAGCCCGGCCGCCGCCGGGGTGCCCGTGGTCGTCCACGTGGTGGACTGCGCGCCGGTCGAGCTGACGATGCGGTAGGCGCAGTTGAGCCGGATCGAGTCGTCCGGGTCCAGCGAGCCGCCGTTGTTGTTGACCTCGGAGACCGTGGTCCACGAATCGGCTGTGTGCGAGGTCGTCTGCGTGAAGTCGCCCATCACGTGCGCAGCCAGCAGGAAGTCACTCGCGTTGCCAGTAGTGGCCGACGGCGTCAGCGAGCCGCTGGAGTTGTGGGCCGTCGCGGTCACGTCCAGCGGGGAAGTGTTGGTCAGCCCCGACACCTCGAACAGGTAGATGGCCTGCGCCGAGCTGTCCCAGAACCCGGCGAAGCTGGCCGTCACCTGGCTGACCGCCGCCGCGTTCGAGCACATGTAGGCCCCGAGCATGACCTGACCGACGACGCCGTTGGTGCCCGACGCTACGGGCGTGCCGACCGGCACCCACGTGTTCTGGGCGCTGTCCGTCACCGAGGACGGCACCCACGAGCTGTTCTGCACGTTGGCCGCCACGATGGCGAACAGCGTGTTCCCCGCCGTGCTGGAGAACGCCTTCGTGATGATGCCCACCGAGTCCGCCGAGACGGCGCTGGCGGAGTGCACTACCGAGATGGTCATGAAGCCCCCAGTCCCGGAATGAGCAGCGTCGTACCGCCGTTGCGGCGCTGGCTGCGCCACTCCACCTGACGCACCGAACGGTGAATCGTCTTGCCGTCAAGGTTTACCACGTTCTCGATCACGGCCCCCTGGCTCTGGGCCCCGGCGGACGCAAGGCGCGTGATGCTGTTCCACTGCGAGGCGGTCAGCAACGCCTCGGGCAGGCCCGTGCCGTTGTCCAGCACGGTGCGACCGCGCCCGACCTTGCCGCCCGTGTCGTACCAGCCGTAGGCCACCTCATGGTTCCAGGCCGCCTGCGGGCTGCCGTAGCGCGAGGCGATGTAGTTCTCGCCCCATTGGATCTGACCGGCCGCGCCGCCGTGGAAGTTGCCGGTGATGTCCTGCGGGATGCCCGCCGCACCCGAGGAGGCGTTGCGCGCGTTCGGGTTCCAGCCCGACTCCCGGTTCCAGAGGGCGATGAGCGCTGGCATCTGCGCCGAGGTCCAGCCGTGCGAGGCGAACAGCGACAGGGCGTACGCCTCCAGGTTCGCCGGGGCGCTCCCGCCGGGCACGTTGGCAGCGGCAGCAGCAGCGGCCTGGGCGGCTGCGATTTGGCCAATCGCCCCGAGGTCCATATTCAGCAACGCCGAGACAGCGCCAAGGCCAGCGCCCATCGTGACACCAGCGTCAACGGAATCCACGAAGCCGCCCGTTGCATGTCCCTGGCTGTTGAGCGCCTCCAGGAGTTGCCGATGCTGTGCCGTGGAGCGGGCGTTGACGACAAACTCGCCATGCGACAGCCAGTGCGCCGGAATCGAGTCCGAAGTGCCGGTGCCGGGACCGGAGATGAAGCCACCCATGGCGTGACCGTGCGGGAAGGCGCCGCCAGTCGGCTGTAGCTTCTGCTCTGCGGCTGTCACCTCTGCCTGCGCCCTGGCAATGTCAGCATCAAGCTGAGCTAGTACTGACTGGGTAAGATGGGCCTGCTGAGTGATCCAGGTATTGGTGATGGCCTGGATGTCTTTGGTGGTCGTGGCCTGAGCCAGCTTGGACATGAGATCCGTGTCGTTCTTCCAGGACTGGCTCACATCCGAACCGAGCTTGGCCAGGTCCTGCTGCATGGCTACCGTGTCGCCATTCTTCATGTCCTGGAAAAACTTGGTGAAGTCGGTCTCCAGGCTTTTGATGTTCTTGTTCTGCGTGTCGATCTGACCGGTCGTCGCATCCTGCTGGATCTTATCCCAGGCCGACTGGACGGCAGCCATGTCCTTGGCTTCCAGATCCTTACGATGATTCTTCGCATCCGACTGGAGCTGATCCCAGGCACTCTGGAGGTTGGTGTAGTCGGTCTTGGTGTTTGCCTCTATCTTCTGGAACGTCATATCCTGCGCCTGGCCGGTCGCCTTGTAGTACGAAGCCCAGGATGCAGTGGAGTGGAGAGACGCCTGTGTGAAGAATGTGTCGATCTGCTGAGCCCATGCCTGATCCAACGTTTTCCCGCTGGCCTTGATGGTCGTGGCTAGGCCACCAACATCCCCACCAAAGGCGGCCACGAATAGAGCCGTCGACTGTCCGAACTGCGTCTTTCCCAAGTTCATTACATCAACAACCTTGGCATTGCCGTTCTTAATGAAGTCGGCGTACGCCTGGTTGGCCTGCTGAATCGAGCCACCCGCCTTGAGGATCGCGGATGCCGCCGCACCCGCCCCGGATGCGCTGCCGGAACCGGAGCCGCCGAAGCTGTTCGCCAGATTCTGAAAAGCCTGGCTGACCTTCGTGCCTGCCACCGTGGTGGCCGCGCCCACCGTACCGTCGGCATTCTGAATGATGCCCTTGGCCTGGTCGGACTTCTGCTGGATATTCCCAGCATAGGCAAGAATGGCCCCACCGATAATGACACCGGCAGCCACGATCTTTGCTTGGATCGGGATAGCGTTGAACAGTGCGCTGGCTGCCCCGCCTCCCGCAGACGCTGCGCCGCCTGCTGCCGCACCGCCCGCCGCTCCTGCGGCACCTCCTGCGGCACCTCCTGCGGCCCGCGCCGCTACTCCGCCCGCCGCCGCGCCACCAAGCCCTCGGAGCGCCGAGGCCCCACCCGCAGCCGCATAGAGCGCCTGTGCGATAGCCAGCAGCTTGAGCGCGGAGGCAACCCTCTCAATGGCAATACCGAAGGACAGCATCTCAACTGCGAAGCGCCCCACGGGGTTTCGCATGATGTCCAGCAGCCACGTCGCGAAGACGTTCATTATCTGGAGGATGGCCTGGTCCCCGGCGAAGATGGCGAAGAATGTCCCGACGGTCTCCGCGAGTTTCGTCAGGATCTGCCAAGTACCTGGCCCGTTCTGCTCCAACACAGACATGAAGTGCTGAATGTCCGTGATACCGCGCGGAGTTGTTGCCCACTTCGCAAAGCCCGCCGTGGCCCGGTCGAGCCAGTCCAGGAAGACGGGGGCCATCGGCTGGAGGGCTTCCCAGATGTGCACGAAGCCCAGCCCGATATTGCCCAGGGCCGTCGTCAGGCCGGTGAACGCCTGCGGGCCCGCCGTGGTGAGGGTGTCGATGAACTTCTGGTAGCCGCTTCCCTTGAGCCCTTGGTCGATCTTGTCGAACATCAGCTTCCAGGCGTCCGCCATGGCGTTCACAAGCGGCAGCAGCGGCTTGAGAGCGTCCGTGGCCGCCTGCTCCGCCGATGCGATCATGCCGAACATCGCGGGCATCGCCGCCTGCCGCAGGGCGTCGTACTGATCGTGCATGGCCTGGTAGTTGACAACCGCCTGCTGCTGCTGCGGCACCAGGTTAGACCACGCCTTCTGCTCAGCGATGAGCGCGTTGAGCGAAATCTGCTGCGAGGACGAGAGGGCCTTGTAAATCGCCTGTGTGTCGCGGAGCTGGATCAGCCCGGCCTGCTGCGTCAGCGTCAAGTTCTGCCACTGCACGTCCTGCTGCGTCAGAAGCTGGAGCGACCCGGCCTGCGTCGGCGTGAGCTGACCCAGAAGCTGCTGGTAGCTGGACGCGGCCTGCGTATCCGTGGCCAGGAACGTCGCGGTCCTGGCCGCCGCCGCATTGTAGGTGTTGGTCTGCGACTCCAGCGTCCCAGCCGCCTTGGTGACCTCGCCGTAGGCGTCCTTGAGCAGCATGAGCATCGGCAGAGAGCCGCCAACTGCCGACGCGCCCGTGACCGCCGCGCCGACCACCGGGAAGGCCGCCCCGGCGATGAGCGGCGCGCCGCCAATGGCCGCCGCGCCGAACCCGGCTGCGCCCATGCCGAAGAAACCGCCGCCGAAACCGCCGCCCGTCGCCCCCGCCATATTGGCGCGGAAGCGCCGGATGAAGCTGTCGCTGGCCAGGTCGGCAGCGAGCTGTGCGTCCCTGCTTGTCCGCCTCAGGCCGTCCCGGATGCCATTGGACATGCCGTCGCCCATGCGGCGGCCGATCCGGTCACCCGTGGCGGCCATGTCGCTCTCAAGCCGCCTGCCCTCGGTGCGCGCGGCATTGTCGTCCATCGTGACCCGCATGATGGTGCCGCGCCCGGCCTCATCCTTGAACGAGCGCAGCGCTAGCTTGGCCTCCTCCAGCTTTGCGAGGAAGGCGGCGATGTCAGCCTGGAACTCCGCGATGACCGGAGGTAGGTACTCACCCGGCATATCCCCTCCTCACAGCGCGTCGTGGACGGCCTGACCCCAGGCGTGCTTGAAGATGTCCGTGTACACCCCGAGGCCCCGCAGCTCCTCCACGGTCGGCTTGAGATAGGGACGCTCGGGCATCCGGGTATTCGGCCAGTGACCCGTGCCCACCCGGCCCAGCTCCTGCACCCGGCCGTAGACGGGCGGGTTGGTCGGGCCGACCTGCGCCGACCACTTGTCGTGGCCGACCTCTTTCGCGTCGGTCTTACTGATCGACCGACCGAGAGCGCCCGTGATCTTCGCCGGAGGCGTACCGGGGGCCGACGGCGTGGGCGTACCGGCGGCGTGGGACTTGGCCCACACCTTCCGACGCGCCTCGTTCTGCGTCTCCATGGCGCACATGTCCACGGCCTCCGGGGTGATGGAGCGCACGAACTCCGTCATCCGGTCCAGCGCGTTGAGGGTACGGGTCGCGTTGATGCTGATCTTGAAATCCAGGTCAGCCACTTGGTCCCTCCCTCTCCGCTTTCAGCTCGCGGTAGACGTTCTCCACGCCGTTCCAGTCCGGCAGCATGTGAGCCGGGATCTCCGTGTCCACCTGCTTGGGTGTCCAGTTGTGGTTCACCGCGAACGGCATGTAGTGCGCGATCCGGAGCAGGAGCGGGTCCACCTTCTCGTACAGCTCCTGCTGGATCTTCTCATCTTTCCCGTCGTACCTGAGGAAGTTCCGCAACGCCCTCAGGCGGGCGTAGGGTTTTTGCGCTCAGGCCCAGACAGGTGAGGCAGGTAGAGGGCCAGGTAGCGGCAGAGATGCAGCCACTGCTGAGTGGTGATCTCGTTCATAGCCTTCGGGTTCCGGGACGGCGGCTTGATGTGCATTCCCGCCTTGGTCTTGCAGGTCCAGCGAGGAATCACGGCCACGGCGAGGGCATCGCAGAAGTCGGGCAGGCCACCCAGGGACAGGGCCCGCATCGCGGGCTTGATGTCCCCGGCTACCAGGTCCTCCGGCGGCGTGAACCACACCAGCACGTCCTCTCCCCCCCCGATACCAGGCAGGGTCGCTTCGGCCGGAATAGGCTCGGGAGGTGGGGTGTCGTCCTCCTCCTCCATCAGTTCCTCGGCCTTGTCGAACCCGGCCCGCACCTCGGGGGGAAGTGCGGGCGCGGGCTCGTCCACGACTGGCCCGAGCTGTGCGAACTCGAGATCCACTTCCGGCTCGGGAGCGCCGGAGATGTTGCGGGGCTTTGCCATTCTCGGTCCTGTCAGTAGGTGCTTCCGCTACCATGGCATTATGGGTAAGCGTGGTCCAAAGCCAAAGCCAGTGGAAGATCGTTTCTTTGCGAAGATTGAGCCCGGACCCGGAGATTGCTGGGACTGGACCGCAGGATTGCATAAGGGGTACGGCATCTTCAATGTAAACGCGAGTAGAGCCACTCCACGCACAACCCCAGCACATAGATGGAGCTATGAGTATTTTCGTGACCAGATCCCGCCAGGGCTGGAACTTGATCATCTTTGTCGCCGCGCCTGCTGTGTCAACCCCTGGCATTTGGAGCCAGTGCCTGGCTGTGTGAACCGCGCCAGAGTACTCCCGAAGGAGTACTGTCCCGCTGGCCATTCATACGAAGATGCCTACATGCGTGAGGGAAGCGGCAAGCGGCAGTGCCGAAAATGCGCCGCTGATGCCGCGTACCTGCGGCGCGGGATTGGGAGTCCTCGCCGCAGGTACGAAGATCATCAATAACTTCCCACAGCCATGGCGTTCCCCAGCGTGATCATGCCGGGGGAGAAGCCGCCAGAGCTGCCGACGTTCGTGGTGTTGGCGATGGCCTTGAAGGACACCTCCAGCTTGACCGCCTCGTCGGTTCGCACCGGCTGGACGGCGTTGTAGGCGACCTGCTGCATGTCGATCTGGAGGTTCTGCGTGGTCGCGCCGGAGCCGGAGTTGAGGACGAACTGGAGCTGCGGCTGGACGTTGGTCAGGTAGTTCGTCAGCGCCGTCTCGTTCGCCGTGATCACGGTGAACTTGCCCGACATGCCGAACTTGCCCTGCCGGATGATGAACGGCTGCGCCTGGCCCAGGGTTGGGTAGAGCTTGAGCTTGCGGGACAGGGTCAGCGTCAGGTTCTCGATGTTGTTGACCAGCGTGCCGCCCGACGCCGGGCCACCGATGCCAGTCAGCAAGTTCCAGCCCGCCAACGGTGGCAGGGAGGACACGATGACACCGGGGGTGCTGCTAGCAGCACTGGAGCCCCAGGACATGGCCTTCGCGGAGAAGGTCACCAGCTTGGACGGGTCCAGGGTCAGCGTCAGGTCGGACAGCATCGAACCGGGGTAGACGCGGGCCCCGGTCACGGCAGTGGGCCCGTACCAGTCGGTGATGGATAGCGAGTGCGCCTGCGCCAGCAGGGCGTTCGCGCCGGTCACGCCCGCGCACTGCTCCGAGAACTTGTAGGTGTAGGGCGTGCCGATGACGGTGATGGCTGCGCCCGACAGGTGCTGGAAGACCGTGGTGCCGTTGCCCTGCGCACCGGAGGTGACGTTGATCGGGATGGTGTACGGGCCCGCGCCGGACGGGGCGTTCGTCACGAACACCTCGGCGGTCAGGCCGGTGCCGACCTGGATCGTGGAGCCGCCGGGGATGGACGCCGTGGCGGAGAACTGAGTCGCGCCGACGTTGGCCGTGGACGACAGGGTGGTGGTGACCGGGATGGCCGTGCCGGTCATCGTGTAGTCGCCCATGATGTTGCCGAGCAGGAAGCCGCCCGTGTCGCAGCGGAAGTCACCGTCGAGCTGGCAGTCCCCGGACAGGGGGCCAAGGACCTCGCCGTACGTCTCGGACATGGACTGCCGCAGGCCGGTGTCGTCCAGGTAGAGCTGATTGTCCTTGCACGCCGGGTCCTTGGTCAGGAGCAGCGTCGCGGTCGGCGGCTGCGGCGTGCCCTGTGCCCCGCGCTCGGAGGCGAGGCCGACGTAAGTAAGATCACTCGGGTAGGTGACCGGGGTGTTCGCCATCGTCCGTCACTCCTGCGCGGCCTCGGCCGTAGATGCTGCCCGCTTGGGGGCGGTCTTGGGGGTCTTCACTACTTCTACTACGGGTTCCCAGCGGTCGTCGGGCGGCGCACCGTCGAAATCGACGGGGGCCATGCCCGGCTTTGCGTGCAGCGGACGGTGGTGGCCGTCCATTGAAGCGTAGGGGTAGACCGTGTGATCTGTCCCCGTGTACCGGTGCTTACCCATCAGTGCCTCCTCCTTCGGGTGACGCGGTTCCGGGTCACTTTCCGCCGCGTCACTTTCCGCTTGGTCGGGTGGGCGGCGTGGTGCGCCTTGAGCGAGGCGCTGATCTTGGCCCGCGTCTTGGCGGAAGGCGAGTGCCCTTTACCGTGGTGCGGATGGTGGCGGCCTCTCAGCGCGGCTGACAGGCGAGCGCGGGAGGCCGCAGACATGGGGTGGCCACGGTGGGGATGGTGCTTGCCCTTGAGCGCCGCCGACAACCGCGTGCGGGCCATGGCCGACATGGGGTGGCCTTTGTGGGGGTGCCGCTTGCCTCTGCGCGCCGCAGCCAGCTTGGCGCGCGTGGCCGGGCTCATGGGGTGACCCTTGTGCTTGTGGTGCTTGCCCTTGAGCGCTGCCCTGAGCTTCGCCCGCGTGGCGGCCGACATGGGGTGGCCACGGTGCGGGTGCTTCCGGCCGCGCCGGGCCGCCGACAGCTTGGCGCGCGTCGCGGCCGACATGGGATGGCCCTTGTGGGGGTGCTTGCGGCCCTTGAGCGCCCGGCTGATCTTGGCGCGCGTCGCGGCGGAGACCTTGTGGCCCCTGAGCGAGGCGCTGATCTTCTTTCGGGTCGCGGCGGACAGCTTGTGGCCGGTGCGGCTGCCAGCGCCGCCCACCACCACATACTTGCCGCCGCCGGGCGGTCCGGAGCCGCCGACCGGCGTGTAGCCGCTCATCCGAACTCGTAGATGCAGGCGCGGAAGGTTATCTGGGCCCACTGCTTGCGCATGTCGTCCACCTCATCGACGTACGGCTCAGCGTATGTGCGCGTGATGCCCCTCTTGCCCTCGCCCGATCCGGGAAACAGCGGCCGCGGAAGGCCCCAGGTGCCCAGGGACGGGTCCGAGATGATCTGTAGCCGGATACCCTCCACTACGTCCTGCTTGAGCTGTCTGGCGGCCTCCAGCCAGTTGTCCTCGGCGGTCACGTGAACCACGGTGAGATCCACAGTGAAGGACAGCTCGCGCTCGCCGCCGCCCTTCGCCCGGCCATGCTGCGGATCGGCAGCCGGGCCGGAGTGGCGCACGTCGGTATCACTCTGGACGGCTACGAAGGCAACACAGCGGGTCGTGCCGGAACCGTAGGCGGCCAGGTTCACGCCGAATGCCTCCGGCTGGTCCTCGTAGACGTGGTCCAGGTGGGTGATCTGCGCCGCGTTGAGGAAGTTCGCCACGTAGGTCTGGACGGTGTAGGCGTCCATCAGCGGCTCCTCTGCTGCACGTACGGCATCAGCTTGCCGAAGCCCTCCTGGAAGTTGTCCTCGCCGGGCCCGACCGGCTCAGCGGCGGCCTTGCCGCGCCCCATGCCCT